GACGACGACGACGACGATGACGACCGTATTCGGATTCACGGCGACAATATCGATTTAAGTGGGTTTGATGTATTAGACGCGGGGTCAAGTGTGGGTTTGTTGGACGAATCCGAGATTAAATTGGACATAGAAGAGCTATAAAATTGAATGGCTTTTTCTGAATGAAACAAAGGCATCTTTGCTAGCAAATACTAGTTAACATGCCTTACAAGACTGGAGGTGAAACACATCATGGAGGGATTGGAAATGAAAAGGAATTGGTCGAGCTCATGAACACGCGTTATGACCTACACATCAATATGCATTTCCAAGGAGAGTCTCTGACGAAACCCATATGGGGGCATCTAGGCGGGACAACCCAGAAGGCGGATTGTGACGTTTTGGTAGATGAAGTTCGATATCCCATTTCAATCAAGAATCACGAGGGAACCGGGACATTCGATTGGATCAACACGAGTAAATTGTCCGAGTTCAACGCGGATCTTGGACAATCGGTCAAAGCGGTGGTTGATGCATTCAAAGCGGCCAATCACGGAAAGGACGTAACGCCTGCGTTGCGCGCAGAGGTGGCTACAATTTTGAGTAACGAATTTGACCGAATTACAAGCGAGCAATTGAAGAATTTGTTCGCAACGCTCTACGCCAAATATCCGGGGCACGTGCTCATCAACGACTGCAAGCACAACCGTTTGGTGCTCTATCCCAAGGAGAACAACTTTTCCGAATTCATTGCTTACTCTGACTGGGAATACTTCTTGAAGTCCACACCCCGTGCGAAGACGAGTCGCATGATTTTCCGCAGAAAAAACGGGATCGAGGTCAATACCAACTTGCGTGTGCGCCTGGTTCTCAACAATGGCGTGGGTGCGCTTCTTGGAAAAAGTGCGAATAATAGTTGCTCAATCCCTTGCCTAAAAATTCAGCAGGACAGGGTGGATGGGTTACTAGCGGGGCTTGTAAATACCACGATCGATACGATTCCCGTCCGAACACACAACGCACCCATGCTATTGCGTTCGAGCTTGAACCGGATAGAAACGCCCGGACTCGACCTGCTTGCAGACGTATGCAGTCGAATGGCTCCATTGTAAACAAAACAAACAAAACCAAAATAAAAAACAAAAAACAACAAATAACAACCATGTAAACGTGTAAATATTTTTTATGTAAATCGCGATTGAACAATTTCCATAACTTCACGGTTTACATCATTCAGCAGACATACGCGGCCGGTATTCACGCACGCGGATGCAGTGGTTCCAGAACCACACATTGGATCCAATACTAGGTCGCCCGGGTTTGTGCTGATTTCGATCAATCGCTCAAGTAATTTCACCGGTTTGGCGGTCGGATATTTCCGGCCTTCCGACCCTTGACTGATAGAATGTATATCGTCCCACAAATCGGTGCATGGTTTGCCGGGGTTTTCAGACAAGTATATTTTCTTATACAGATTCCCCCCGGCCTTTTTCGGTAAATGAAGGCGGTCTTCGTCGCGCAGCTTCACCAGTTCGCTTTCCTTGATACGCCATCCCGACGGCGGGTTAAAGGTGAGTTCGCCGACTGAAAAGGGATACATATACCCTCGCTTGGTTTTTTCCGTAACAAGATGTCCAAGAGAGTAGTTGCCGCGTAGTTCATCACTATTCTTGAACGAATTCTTCAGATAGGTTGCGTCCTTTTCTTGCGAAACGACGTTGAATTTATGTTTTTCTTTTTTGTTGCATTTAAAGATGATGTCTATGGTGGCGCCCAATTTATTCTTGACGTTATTTTTAGACCGACATTTTTTCCAGAATATGGGTGTGACGCATGGGAAATGTGCGCGAAGAACCTTCTCGGGAATAAACATAGCAGCGGCCGAGATATGAAAGAAGAGTGTCCCGTCGTCGGTTAACACATTTACGAGGGACGTAATGGTTGTTTCCAAGAATTGTTCGTAGGTTTCGTTTGTCCATTTATCATTAAAACCCACTGCAGAATCTACGCCCATTGTGTAATTTCGGTCGGAATTGAAGGGTGGGTCAAGATAAATCATGTGTATCGACTTGGAAGCCAATGTATTTACATATTCACTGCATTCGCCCAAGTGGAGGGAAACTGATGGATGGATTGTCGTATCGGACATTGATGGGCGGTTTGTATTCTCATAAATCCAAGTAACGTAATCAATTTTGTCGGATCGACGTTTTCACAATAAAATTGAAATACCGGTTTGAGTTTTACAATACATAAAAACGAACAATGAGCATTCTTAATCGCCATGCACCGAAATTGCTAGCAGAAGCGTCCCCCATGATGGCGGATTTGATCAATGAATATGCCGACAAAGGATTTAATTATATTTTGAGTGTTGCGGGAGGGTCAATGCGCCCTGTATCGAATGCGGTTCGTATCGCGTGTGCGACAACCTTGCTTCACATGAATGGACAATCTGACGTAGGGATTGTGAACGGTCTCAAGTATATCCGTCTATCGGACATTGAGAACATCGCAACGGAGCGCATCGTGTCTAAAGTGATTTTACACATGCGGTTTGAATCATACAAAAAGGTATAACTGATGGGCGGTGCGTAATCATGAACACAATAATATATGTGCATTTTTTACGAAAAGTATGCGCCATCTAATAAACAATATAATCCGTAAACGATTTTCTACTCAAACAAGTAATGTATATGCGCGATACAGCAAAACACATGAATACGTAAAATATGAGGTTGAAGAAGGATTGAAGGCGGGGACTATTGGTATTTCGAAGTATGTCGCAAATCAAATGGGAGAAATTACCTTTCTCGAAATAAAGGGTGAAGGGGAATTTGTCGAAAAAAACCAGATATTTGCAATAATCGAGACAAAGAAAACTGTGATCGAATTGTATGCCCCGCTGAATGGAGTGATCTTAGAACAAAACATATATGCAGTTTCCTCGCCGAATGTAATCAAGGAGTCGCCATTGGACAAAGGATGGCTAATAAAATTGGCGTGCGAATGTAAAAAAGACGATGGTCTCATGGATAACGACGCATATTTGCAATATATTGCTACAAAGGATTCGTCGCGTTCGAATAACTAACAAAAAATAGATGATAACATATATTTAGGGACTTATGGAGCAAGTTTTTGTTGTATCAGTTATCATAACGATTCTTTTTTGCGTGACCAAGTTCATTGAGCGGCGCTACATGAGCGATGAAATCAAGCCATTGAAGGATGTCGTCCGCGACAGTATCGTTGTAATGGTATGTTCGCTTACAGGTGCATATATATATTTTCAATACAGTAGATATATCAGCGACTTTTTCGATATTGTGACGGAGACCAAGGTATTAAATGCGGCCACGACCCAGGTATTTACCGACGTGCCGAATTTCTAAATATATTATTTTCATGTTGAACGGTGAAAATAATAATATTGCTTACACATAAGACGGTATTTGATCGATATCAAATATTTCTGCATCTTGGACATCAGAAGATAAGAATTGATTGAAGTAGGGTTCAGCCAACTGACTCTCTGGCGTATGATGGTGTACATTGCGNGCGATCATTTTGTATAGTTTAAAACTAGGATATCTCTCCTCGCCATTTTTCTTGTATAGGATGTTTTTACCGTTGTCGTCCATACACCAGCGCGCAATTGTTTTCTGGAGATCGTCCATTTCGTCTGGTTCAAGATCAATATCCATAACAAAATCGAAGATGGATGATCCCAATCGGCACAAATCGAAGCTATTGTTGGGTTCCAATCTTGGACGTTTATCATTAAAAAAGGGCTCAATGTTGTATTGAGTTGCTGCGTCTCCTTCGGATGCGAAACTATCACTGCAATATGTTTTTCCGTTAAACTTGTAAATTCCACGCCCGAAATCGATTATTTTCATAATGCGGCCGTTGGTGGGAACCTTATATGTAAGACCTGCGTATTTATAATACAAAAAGGGAATGTCGGTATTCACATACATGACGTTGTTCGTATGTAGATCGTTATGTGTGAAATGGAAAGCTTTTTGATAGACCAATAAATTCATAATGATTTGGAATAAATACCCAGCTGCATTGTCGGGAGCAATTTTATCATTTACAAATAGTTCGTCCATTGTGCCGTCGCATTTTTCCATACAAATCATCTGAATGGGGAAATTATGAATATAGCCATAAATCTCGTCTTCGTCTGAAAAGTCGCTACCGGAATCAGAATGAGAACCGTCTTCAGAATGAGAACCGGAATCGGAATCAGAATGAGAACCAGAATCAGAATGAGAATGAGAACCGGAATCAGAATCAGAATGAGAGCCGGAATCAGATGAGCTATAATTTAGTTCACTATCAGAAGAACACGATGAAGAGGAAAGAGTCGACAGAGTGGTTTTGGTGTATACAATTTCCACATCGGCGATGGTGTTTATTTCAGCAGCTTTCAGCGACGCATTGTCCGGCGACGCATTGTCCGGCAATGTATCACAACCCAGGTCAATTTCGCCAACATCTTCCAAACAGAGCCGATTCTTATTTTGCCTAGAACCGGCGAGTGTATGTAATCCATCCATTACATGTTCCACATCTTCGACGACAAATAATTTGCCTATGTTTTCGTTAAAAAACCGCGAGTTGCGCAAAAATTCGATATCGTCTGTGATAGACACTCTAAATTTATCCTGAACACCAAGATAAGANCCATAATAGTTTACCCCGTGAATGAATTTATGTGAATGTAAAAACATGCCGGATAAATAACAGAAAAAGGAATCGACATAAGATGCATTGTGATAGTTNAGCATTTTTGAATGAACAACGTCTTCAGTCGAATCCAGCCGGGGGAGGGTGCGTATTTTTGCATCATCTGCGGAATATTTACCTACCATATATCGATATGGGTCGAGTAAAGGAGAAAATTTTACAAATACATCTCGCTCATAGATTTCACTCTTGGTTACGTCCGAAACATGATGTAAATCATGAATGTGATAGGGGTGATTGAGCGAGATTCTATCAAAATTCGTGCTATTCATATCGAAAATGCGTTTGTAGATTGGGTTATATAATTGAAGGTCTTGTATGCGATATGGATGATACTCCACTCCGGAAGGGGAGTCGTGCATTGTTATTTGAAATTGTTCTCCTAAAACATTGAGGTCGGGCTTATGTGGTTTACAGTAATTTAGCGAAAATTTGTTCATCGGAGAACCCTTTATAGGGTGTATAAACAGAATATTCGACAGATATAAACGTGTGATTCTGAATCGAGCAAATGAACGTTATCCGTCTACATTTCACATTTTAAATCTCAAAACATTAGTATATACTTATACAAATGACGCTTGAACTTAAAAAATTTGATATGAGATGGATTACGTTCAAACCGAATGAGAATAAGGGCCCTGTGATTGTAATGATTGGTCGACGCGACACAGGCAAATCATTTTTAGTCCAAGATTTGTTATATCATCATCAGGATATCCCCATCGGAACCGTTATATCCGGAACAGAAGCCGGAAACGGATTTTATGCAAAACATGTACCTAAATTGTTCATTCACGAAGAATACAACACAGTCCTTATTGAGAACGTGTTGCGTAGACAGAANGCGGTTTTAAAACAAATGAANAAAGACATGGAAACCTACAAAAAAACCACCATAGATCCAAGAGCATTTGTAATTCTAGATGATTGTTTNTATGACCAGACGTGGACTCGTGATAAAATGATGCGCCTTCTATTTATGAATGGGCGTCACTGGAAAATCATGCTCATTATTACGATGCAATATCCTTTAGGCATACCGCCGAATTTACGAACAAACATCGACTATGTATTTATTTTGCGCGAACCATATTTAACAAATAGAAAGCGTATTTGGGAGAATTATGCATCCATGTTTCCCACATTAGAATCGTTCTCATCGGTAATGGATCAAACAACCGAAAATTACGAATGTCTGGTCATCAACAACAATGCGAAGTCCAATAAATTATACGACCAAATATTTTGGTATAAAGCCGAAGCTAGGTCTGATTTTAGATTGGGCTCAAAGGAGTTTTGGGACATTTCCAAGACAATGGGGTCGGACGACGAAGATGAAGCATATGATCCCAGCAAAGGCAAGCGCCGCCAAGGACAGCAAATCAGCGTGAAGAAGACCGCATCCAAGTGGTAATTATCAATTACCACCGATTTTCATTACCGAATTAAACATAATAATAATACCATTATGTTCAATATTCAATGCACTAAATCAATCACTCTCTAGCGGCGGCGGCGAACTCACTCTGAATATCTGCGGCGGTCGCATTTTCAACGACCACCTTTTCATGAGCCCCGCGGTCTTCCTCCGTCGCCACATCACGACTCTTGAAATCAATGGTATCTTTGATACCCACCAACTCCCC